TTAAGTGGACATAGCTACCTTCAATGGCGTGGCAACACTCTTGAAGAGCGGTTGTTTGATCAAACTAAACGTCTATTGCTCATGATGGACAAAATAGGGTCAGGCTGGAACTTGCCTTTTGATTTTGCGAGCTTTGACCATCAGCCGACGACGGATGAACTGAAAATTATCGCAGAAATAATTTGCGAACAGGCGTCACGAAACGTTCCGAACACTGAGAAGATCGCGTTTACCAGTTTGACTCGAAATGTGCTCGACGCTTTTGACCATGCTACGTTAACCGCTACACTGAATCAAGTTTCAGCTACCTATCCCGTGCGTGGTGGTGTCATGAGCGGCCTACGTTGGACAAGTATAATGGGCAACGCCTGGAACATGATCATGACAGAGATAGCTCGCCAAAACGTGCAGCATTTAATCGGACATGACCCACTCACAGCGTTGTGGATTAGAGGGGACGATAGTGCCTTGGTTTGCAACACCTACATTGATGCTCTACTCATGAGGATATCCTTCGCAGCAATTGGGGCTATTGGTAATAACGACAAGTTCGGCATACTCTACGGACGGAGCGAATTTCTACGTCAGCGCATTACAGGGAGCAACATTTGTGCTTATCCTGCTCGCTCTCTACCTGGCCTCGTGCAACGTAAGCCTTGGTCAAGTGAGCCATGGCAGGAGGAACTAGTAATGAGAGCAATCTATGACTGTATTGGTACTTTAATCCGCCGATCGTGCAACCAGGAAAGGTTACTCGCATGGTGGAAATGTGTGAAGAGAGGCTGGAGTCGACGTAGACATTGTTCTACTAATTGGCTGTCACTACCTACGATCTTCGGGGGCCTTGGTATTGAAAGATGGGACTCCGAGACATGTAGTACTAGTCGATGGCCGAAAGCACCACCTCTTCGTCTGAACTTGGAAGTGAACACCTGGCGTGCTGACCAGCTGATGTCGAATTCATATCTGAGGTTAATGAGCCCAACTGTTGCAGAAACAGTTGACATAGCTGATAATCGAATACTGGCACGGTTGTGTCAGGACGATATCCCCCAGATTCGTCGTCATCTGTACCTTGATAACCAGCGTTCAACTGAATGGTATAAGCGTGCACCCATCAAAGTAACTACTAGGCTAGCTAGCCGGTTACTGTGTATGAATGACTTTCTGGTGAAGTGTAATTGGTCCGGTGGCTGGATCGAGAGTTGGAAAGCACTCCAAGTCCGTGGCTACGGATGTTGTCGGTTTGTACTCATGGAGCTACGGTTAGCTCAAGAACTCGAAAAAGTTAGGGCTGATTGGAGCGCGACAGAGTACATTCGCTCGCGATATTCAAGCTTTGACGTTGAGATTAGGTCGCTAATGTCAATGGGCCTAAGTCGCCGTGAAGCCATTGAATGGTTGACAGGCGAATGGAGTTTTCCCAGCGGAACAATTATTAATCCACTTGTGGTCGA